GTTGAAGGAGAAGATGCGTGATGGCGGTGTTAGCTACGGGTTAACAGAAGCCGGGTACGACGTACGCATAAAGCAAGCCGTAACCCTTACACCAGAGCATAGGTTTCAGCTGGCGTCTACGGTAGAGAGGTTTAACATGCCCAACACGCTGGTGGCCGTAGTGCATGACAAGTCAACGTGGGCGCGACGCGGGCTGTCTGTGTTTAACACGGTGATTGAACCCGGCTGGCGCGGCTGGCTCACGCTTGAGCTGGTATACCACGGAGACAAAGAACTGGTGATACCAGAAGGTGCGGGCATAGCCCAAGTGCTGTTTTATAAACTGGCGCAGAAAGGCAGCTACGGAGACGGTAAATATCAGAACCAACCCGACCGCCCGGTGGGGGCGCGGTGATGGTTTTGAAAGTAATCGTTCGGTTTAATCGTTCGGGTAATCGTTCGAACGATTGGGCCGAACGATCACTCCGAACGATTACCCTGCGACCAATGCAGAATCGCTCGATCGTCGGAGGAGAGGGACTGTCGTCCTCTCTCCGTAGCCGATCAGCAGGTTCTCCAAACGATTGACAAATTGTTGTTAGGGTCACTTAACTTACGGATGGTTTGGGCTGTGGTTTTGGGTAATCGTTCGGGGTAATCGTTCGGGACTTTTTTGGTGGGTGTGTAAACGCTTGTTTTTGTAGGGTGGTTAATCGTTCGTTCGGTGATGGTTCTATATAGACGAACGACCGATCACTTTGGGGCTTGGCTTTTGGGGTAATGGAAGGCTATAATGGATAACATGAGTACAGACAAAACAAAAGGCAAAAGCAAAACGCCGCTCCGGTACGACCGCGCAGCGGTGTCCGCTCATGTCTGCTCGGAACTGAAGTGCGGACGCTCTCTTGAGTCGATTTGTAAAGACGACGGCATGCCGCATGTTGCTACTTTTCTGGACTGGGTGAAAGCAGACCCCGCTGGCGTGGGTAAGGACTACGCGCATGCGCGCGAGATTGGTTACGCCCTGCTGGCTGATGAGATCATCGCCATCAGCGACAAGACGCATGAGTGGGTAACCATTCAGGAGCTTGACCCGGACGGTCGCCCCGTGTTCAACCCGGACGGTAGCCCGCTGCTCAAGCAAGTGCTCATGCCGCTCAACAGCGACGTGATTGCGCACAAGCGTGTTCAGATTGATACCCGTAAGTGGATGCTCAGCAAGATGCTGCCCAAGGTCTACGGTGACAAGGTGACGCAGGAGCACACCGGCGCTGATGGTGGGCCAATCGCAATCGCTGCGGTCGACCTGAAGAACCTGAGCGATGAAGAGCTTGAAAACATGCATCGGCTGATGAGGAAAGCGACAACGAATAATTAGGAGTAGTGCGATGAACTTGAAACGACTGTTCAACCCGTGGGGTGAGATAAAGCAGCTTAACCGGGAACTCAATCAGGCATTGCTTGAAAAGGAGGCTCTTGAGCGCCGCATCAACAAACTGACAGACCGGGACGCTAGTGGTCGGTTCAAGAAGTGAAGCTGCTACGCATCAGCCTTTATAACCCGTGGCAGCGCATACGCGCACTTGAGCTTGAGGTAGAGAACTTGAAGCGAGACCGCAACAACTGGCAGCACCAAGCCTTGCTCATAGCCGACCGTTATGACAAGATCCGCGAGACGGCTGCTCAGCTGCGGGAAACCCTTACGTTGTACCGCAACCTATGAACGCACCCGTCAACCCCCAAGCCATGCTTGAGATGATCGAGCGAGAGCGTGAGCGCCGTGCGGCGTCCGGCTCGCTGTATGAGTTTGTCAAGCAAGCGTGGCCGGTGGTTGAGCCGGGTATCAAGTTTGCGTCCAGTTGGCACATTGAAACGATCTGCGAGCATCTTGAGGCAGTGACCGCCGGTGAGATCCGCAAGCTGCTCATTAACATTCCCCCGCGCCATTCCAAGTCGACGATCGTCAGCGTGATGTGGCCGATGTGGGAGTGGTTGGTTGAGCCAAGCCATAAGTACTTGTGCGCATCATACTCAAGCAACCTTTCCATTCGTGATAACCTGAAGTCCCGGCGGCTCGTGCAGTCGCCGTGGTATCAGGAGCGGTGGGGGCACATGTTCAAGTTGTCTGGCGACCAGAACGCTAAGCAGCGGTTTGAGAACAGCCAGACCGGCTATCGCCTTGCTACCAGCGTGGGCGGTACCGCAACGGGGGAAGGCGGCTCGCGCCTCGTGCTGGATGACCCGCACAGCGCGCAGGAGGCGCAGTCTGACGTTATCCGTGAGTCGGCGCTTGAGTGGTTTGACGTCGTATGGTCGACCCGGTTGAACGACCCGAAGAAAGACGCGATGGTGACGATCATGCAGCGTCTGCACGACAAGGACATCAGCGGTCACATCCTGCAAGACATTGGCGGCTGGGAGCATCTCTGCATCCCGGCTGAGTGGGACGGGGCGACCCGCACCACATCGCTGGGCAAGTACGACCCGCGCACAACCAAGGGTGAACTCATCTGCCCGGAGCGGTTTGGGCAGAAGGAGATTGACGAACTTAAGCAGCTGCTAGGCAGTTACGGCTCGTCCGGTCAGTTGCAGCAAGACCCGACTCCGACCGAAGGCGGTATCCTGAAGACGAAGTACTTTGAACTCTGGCCAGCCGACAAGGCGTTGCCGCAGTTTGAGTACATCCTTCAGTCCTACGACTGTGCCTTCACGGAGAAGACCAGCGGCGACCCGACAGCCTGCACGGTGTGGGCTGTGTTCACGCACAACAGCGAGCGCAACGTCATGCTGATTGACGCGTGGGACGAGCACCTGAGCTACCCAGACCTGCGTAACCGGGCGATTAAGGATTGGGGCACGGAGTACGGAGGCACCACCGTTAAGGACGGTTTACGCCGTGCACGTCGGCCTGACCGAGTGCTCGTAGAAGCCAAAGCGAGTGGGCAATCGTTGCTACAAGATTTGCGCTTGGCGAAAGTACCCGCAGTGGGCTATAATCCAGGCATGGCCGACAAAGTGAGCCGTGCGCACCAAGCCGCACCAACACTGGAACTCGGTCTGTTGTGGGTACCAGAGAGCGGTAAGAACCGAGGACACGCAGTGAGTTGGGCTTCTGGCTTCCTTAAGCAATTAGCCAAGTTCCCTGTAGCGGAGCATGATGACTATGTTGACACGTTCACTCAGGCAATCATCTTCCTGAAGAACGATGGATGGTTTGAACTGCCTCAGGCACGTGACCATGATGAGCCGCGCCAGTACAAGAAGGAAAGGATAAACCCGTATGCCATCTAAGCCAAAGAAGCCAGTGTGGGACAAAGCGCGGCCAAAGGGTCTCGGTGAGAGCAAGCCCCTCAGCGAGAAGAAGCTGGCTAGCGCCAAGGCTACAGCTAAGGCAGCGGGACGTCCCTACCCCAATCTGGTGGACAACATGCGTGCAGCGAGGAAGAAGAAATGAGCCAGCGGGTAGACAAGGACAGCTTGCCGCTAGACAAGCCGCGCCGTACACCGGGACACCCAACCAAGTCTCACATTGTGAAGACGCGGGTGGATGGTAAAGAGAAGATCATCCGCTTTGGTGAGCAGGGTGCGAGCACGGCTGGTAAGCCCAAGGAGGGCGAGTCCGAGCGCATGAAGGCGAAGCGCGCATCATTCAAGTCGCGGCACGCAAAGAACATTGCCAAGGGTAAGAGCAGCCCCGCCTATTGGGCTAACAAGGTCAAGTGGGCCGATGGTGGCCCGGTTGAGCTGCTTGACATGGCCGCTAAGTACGATGAAGGCGGCGACGTTGACATTATGGATTACCTGCGCAGCGCGGGTAGCACATTGTCGTCTTTGCCAGAAGCGCCTAGAGCGATTTACGAGGCGGGTAAGCGCGCCGTACAGGCTGCGCCAGAAGCTGCTCGCTCGGCATTGCAGTATATTCAACGCAGCACCCCACAAGAGGTAGCGCAAGACGTAACCGGCGGATTGACCCGCGCTGCTCGTTACGTAAGGGACAACCCGGTAGACGTGATCACTGACGTTATCCCGTTCGTTGGCGAAGCCAAGCAGTACGGGCAGGACGTAGCTCGTGCCGCAGCAATGCGTGCTCGCGGTGATGTGCGCGGGGCGCAGGAGATTGAGCGCCTTGCCATTCCGGTTGCCGCCGCGTCTCTCATCCCCGGCGTAGGTGAGGCTCGCACCGCAGGTAAAGTGGCTAACGTAGCTGATGAAGCTGGGCCGCTACTCAAGATGATGGAACAGGAAGTTGCGCCTATCGGAATCAAGACTGGCCCCAAGGTTGAGTTCCCGGTGCGCTACGGTGTGCCGCAGGGTGGTGTTAACCTGCGCCCGACTATTGACCCGGTCACGCTCAAGGGGCCGGAGGTGCAGACCGTAGAGAGCTTTGTCAATCAGATGCGTGGGCAACCCGGCATGACTAAGCAGGGTCTGGCTAACCTGCTGGCCGCGTATGACGACCCGTCAGAGGTGATGACCAAGGCCAAGTTTGGCGAGCGTATCCCCGGCTCACAGTATGACATTGTTGAGCTAGGCACTGACGTATCTGAAGGAGTTGATATTGACGATGATTTGTATGAAGAAGCTAGAGATGCAGTTTCACAAAATATAGACGAATTGTTCAGTCGCGTCGCTGATCAAAACAATTTACCTTCAGGATATGGTAGGTACATTGAAGATATTTACCGTAACGGTTTTGATCCCCAAGACCCTGACCATTTAAGAACCGCAGAGATTATTCGTAGCCGCCACCCCGGTCAAGATATAGACGTTAGAGATGTTATTCAAAACGAAGTAGCAACTGTTTATGACGATGAAATTGAACAAGCTTTAGAAGAAATGCGCGACGACGGTCATTTTAGCTCTTCCCAAAATGAAAAGTACGCTTTCACAAACATACAACGTCTGGTGAAAGATAACGACCCTGAAGGGTATTTTGAGATTGGCCTGACTAATCCTAATGTGACTGACAGGTACAGACATTTCCCCGGCAAAGATAAACTTGCTGGTCACATTCGCGGCACAATGATGGGTGAAAATCCACAATACATTATAAGCGGTGGCCGTCCTGGTGGTCCTATTTTTAAAGAGAGAAACTTTAAACCCAAACCTAATAGTATGGTGATTGAAGAGTTGCAGTCCGACGTGCAGAAAAGCCTCTTTACGCGCAATAATAGTGAAGAAGCCGTCGGCCCATTGCACCAGATACACGCGACATTGTTTAAGGGTGCGGTGCAACATGCGCTTGAACAGGGTGTTAACACCGTCTATCTACCGACCGCTAAGACAATCGGTCTAGCGCGGTTATCAAAACCTGACTCATACGCGTCGATCTACGACCAAGAGGTGATCAAGTACGGATTGAACCCGCTCAAGGAGATCCCCGGCGTAGAGGTAAACCCGATTGGCGACATGTACTATGAGATCAACTTCGCGCCCGAGGCTAAGGACTACATCCTCAAGGGTAAAGGGCAAAAGGCACCGGGGTACGCTAAAGGTGGTCTGGTTGACTACGACTCGGCGCACGTAGACTCGATTGTTGAAGGCGTACACACCGGCAAATACGCCCAAGGCGGTTTGGTGCAGTACGACCCCAAAGCTATTGACGAAATGGTAAATCAGATTCGTGAGGGCATTTATGGCTGAAGAAAAACGACTTGAAGACGATATGCCCAAAGGCGAAACCGTCGAAATGGATGATGGCGATCTTGAGGTAGAAGATACCGAAGATGGTGGTGCTGTCATTCGTCTTGAAAACAAAGAGGACGAACGCAAGAACCTTGCGCACTTTGCCAACATCGTTGATGAAGTCGAATCCGACATGCTCGAGGAGGCGGTAAACGATCTGCTTGAGAAGATTGACAAAGACAAAGAGGCGAGGGAGAAACGCGACAAGCAGTACGAAGAAGGTCTGCGTCGTACCGGCTTGGGCGATGACGCACCCGGCGGAGCGCAGTTCACCGGCGCTAACAAGGTCGTTCACCCGATGCTTGTTGAAGCCTGCGTAGACTTCTCTGCCCGGTTCATGAAG